TTGTGGTGTACGTGTGAGATCGATCAGCATTTGATTACGCTGATAGTTTCTATACCATGGTTTCGAAGTATCGGCCGTTTCCACAGCATTAAGTATTTCGACAAGCTTCTTTTGAGTAACAGGAGTCTGACGTAGACCCTCGACAAATACGTTATCATCAGATAGTATATTAGGAACACCATCACCTGTATCACCTTTTACAATTTTTTCTACGAGCTTGAGTCGAGGGTGGTCCTCTACAACAAACTTCTTAAGAAGCGGAGAGAACTGCTTAACATTATCATATTGCTGCAGCTGTTTAAAGTCACCATCAGCTGATATAATCATGACACCTTCGTGCAAACCAAATTCTTGTGTCTGCTCTACCAGTGTACCGATTACATCATCAGCCTCGCAGCCTTCAATATGAACCACCTTATAGGGAAAGTTCTCTTTGATCTCCTCACGGACTTTATTAATGATTTCGAATGCCTTTGGCCAGTCGAATGTAGACTCTTCACGATTCTTACGACGGTTTGCTTTGTATTGTGGAAATGCACCACGACGCCAGTTGTTTGCACCATCTGCAGCAATAACAACCTCACCATAGTCATTGAACTTTGACTTATACATACGTATGGTATTGAGGATCATATGACGAATGAGATCTTCACTCAATGTCTTTTCGATAGCGACAGCGCTGACTGCAATACCATTATAGTCGATAATTAACATGGGTACTCCATCTTCCCGGTGAATAACTCTACCATTATACACCGGTTTTCTGAATATGTACACTACTTTTTTAGGTGTGACGCATGAATCTTACAACCAATGAATGCATTGTAATATTCGTCTGAGAGGAGAACATCGTTCTCAAATTGGAGTTTAGCTTCATAGTAAGAGCATTCGCCCTTGGTCTTACAAAGCTTTAGGATTTCTCTTTTATAATTGTCGTGCCCTTTGGACTCAACAAGTCTTTGGACTTCAACGTTCGAACCAAAGTAATCACGCCAATCGGACTCAATGCGAGTGCGGACCCGACGCTTACGAGTTTTTGTAACCGGGAGTACTTTGGGACGCCAGAAGAATTTTTTACCGATATATTTCTTGCCGGTATCGATTTCCGTGATTTGATACACGAAACCTTGGTATTCGTCTGGCGTCTCCGTGAACGGTTTGTCCTCATATATCCACATGCATTTATATATCATCCCCTTCGGATAGATCCTCCGGTTCAATGCGACGGCCACAAGCGGGGCAAAACTCGATGTCAGCATGTTCCTCAGTGACAACATGTGTCTCAGTATCACAGTATTCACACATGATCCTGTATTGCTTCATGCAACTTTTTCCCAGCCCCACTCGCCTTCCATGCCGACGACAGAATATTCCGTGACACGCTTCTCAAAGAAGTTATCATGTGACGCACCGTTCAATACCCAATCAAGCCATGGTAATGGATTGTCCTTTGCCTTGAAGTTTGGTTTGAGACCAAGTTGTAGTAGACGACGATCTGCAATGTGACGAATGTACTGCTTGACATCATCCTTTGTCAGACCTTGAATCTCATGGCCGTTGTAAGCCAGGTCAATGAATCGATCCTCAAGCTTGACACCCTCAAGTGCCATTGTATAGATCTTTGACTTCAGCTCATCATTGACAATCCGTGGATGCTCGTCACAGAACTCACGGAATAATTTTGCATTGCCTTGTACGTGCATTGTCTCATCACGAATAGACCACTCAACAATAGTACCCATACCCTTCATCTTACCGAAGCGTTGGAAGTTTAGCAGCATAACGAATGATGCGAAGAGCGACATTCCTTCATTGAACACCGATTGGGCCAAAGCAAGGGCGAGACCGGTATGGGAACTAGTGTCACCATGAGACATGAAATCAATCTTATCAGCCATTGCCTTATACTCAAGAAATGCATGGTATTCCTCATCTGGTAGTCCGAGTGTATCATTTAACAGTGCGTATGCTCTCTGGTGCACGCCCTCACGGGTGGCAAAAGATGACAACATATTTCTAATCTCATTGTTCTTGAACTTCGGAATCAAAAACTCATGATAGTTCTCACCGACCTGTACATCAGATTGAGTAAACAATCTCAAGACCTGGGTGATAAACTCTTTCTCAGACTCGGATAACTTTGTTCTCCAGTCCTGTACGTCTTCTGATAGTTCTGCTTCATCTTCGATCCAATGAATCTCTTCGTGCTTCTTCGTCATCTCGACGGCCCACGGATAGATGAATGGTTTGTAAGTTTTAGAAATATTTAATAATGACATATTACCCCTCGCATGCGCGACATTCTTCTGTTTCTAATGGTGGCAATCCACATGTGATGCCTTCTGACATAGTATTAAGATATTCCATCAGCTCATCGTATCCACCGACGTACTGACCTTCAATATAAATTTGTGGAACTGTTTTGACTTTACGGCCTGTGACTTCGGCTGCAGTCTTTCCGATTTCTTCTAGTGATATGTATTCGTAATGAATACCACGCATTTCTAATTCGTCTTTAGCCTGAGCACAGAAAGGACAATTGTTCTTTCCGTAGACTAAAGTTCTCATATCATCTTGTAATGCTACTCTTTCAACTTTCTCTGATACATTCTCTGCTCTAGATTTCGCCTCCGTCCTAAGGTAATAAAGTCCTTTAAGCTTTTCTTTCCATGCTTTGAGATGGACCTGATTAACATAAGCTTTCTCAGCGCCGGCTGGGAAGAATAGATTGACGGACTGGCCCTGACAGATATATTTTTGCCTGTCCGCTGCATGCTGTACCACCCAGCTCTGATCCAACTCCTGGGCCGTTTTGAAGATCGCCTTCTCACCCTCAGTAAGTTCTGGTAGATGTTGGACCGAACCTTTGTTAGTAATGATTGATGTCCAGGTAGTTTCATTATTTATACCGTGAGCTTCAAGCACCGGCTCCAAATATTTATTTTTTACAAGATGTGATCCCGCTCTAGTTCTATGAGTGTATGCATTAGCCTTGAGTGGTTCGATTGATGGTGAAGTTCCAACGATGAGACCGGAGGATGCATTAGGAGCGATAGCCAATAGGTGAGCGAAACGTAAGCCGGTACCAAGTCCATCTGGATATTCTCCTCTTTCTAGCGCTAGTCGTTCAGACTGCGCAACTGCTTTAGTCTTAATTGTATTAAATACGACTTTATTGATCTCTTGAGCCTTCTCAGATTCCCACGCCACACCGTGTTTGTGGAGTAGTGAGTGGAAGCCCATTGCTCCCAGACCAATTGATCTCTCTCTTTGTGCAGAATAGCGAGCTCGCTCAATTTCATCTGGTGCATTTTCAATAAAGTATTCAAGTACGTTGTCCAGCATCGTGACGAGATCTTCAATAATTGTGGTATTCTTCCACTCATCGTAGAACTCAAGATTGAGAGATGATAAGCAACATACTGCTGTACGATCAGCAGAGGTAGGTAGATGTATCTCGTTACATAGATTTGAGCCATGAATTTTTAACCCTGCATCCTTCAATGCCTGAGGCATCTTTCGATTGGCCTCGTCGATAAAATTCAAATAAGGTTCGCCTGTACGGAACCGAACCTCTATGATTCTTTCCCAAAGTTTACGAGCACTTACGGTCTCTGCAACTTCACCTTTACCAGGATCAACCAGATCCCAGTCTTTATTATCTATCACTGCTTGCATGAACGCATCAGTAATATTGATTGCATTGTGTAGGTTCAGTGCTTTACGTTGTACATCACCAGTCGGAATCCTCATGTTGAGGAACTCTACAATGTCTGGATGCGATATGTCCATGTATGCAGCATACGAACCCTTTCTTGTCTTACCCTGACGATATGCAATCATATCTGCATCAACCGTATGCAAGAAAGGAATCGGTCCTGGTGCTTTGTCTGATACAGTTCTTACGTCAGACCAATGGCCGCCGACGCCGCCACCCAGGACTGATAACCACCGAAGCTCAGAACTATGACTAATAAGGCCATCAAGAGTATCAGGCACATAAGTGAGAAAACACGAAATGGGTAGTCCCTTATCTGATGCAACACCGTTTGGAGCATTAGACAAAACAGGGCTAGCAAACATAAACCACTTGCTACTAACATAATCATAAAGGCGTTTAGCAAGATCTCCATCCATCTCTCCTTTATACGTTGACCACGCTTTGGCTGCACGAGCATAAGCTTCTTGTGGTGAAGTTTCATGTCCGCGCATATAAAAGTCTTTGAGCATACCTATCGCATAGTCAGTCAATAGGGCATCTCTCTTCTTATCAATTTTTATTGACATACAATTGTGCCTGAGTTAAAATTTTTTAAAGGTCTATTATATATCAGTACGCTATTCTTGTACACTACTTTCTGTAGGTATTTTATCTTGAGGCGCGACAGCCTTCTCGTAGTATATTATGATTTCTTTTTGCTGGTTTATGTAGCGTCTAATATCAGCGATGTTTAATGCGAGGTTTTCGTAGTCTCGCATACTTAAGACAACAATAGCGACTTCGCCGTATTGTTCCTTAAATTCTTTGATGAACTGTTCGAGGTTTTGCTCATTGATGACACGTACGCGTGTGTCAGACAGTTGAACTGGCTTGGGTCTTGACATGATAGGAACTTCGGTCTTCTCAACCTTAGTTACTACTTTGATCTCCGGCTCCGGCCGCGGGATCAGGCTGCAACCAGTTAGGTAGAGGAGCATCCCCGCTACCACCAGTATCTTCCATGATTCCGCGCCAAAGTTTTGCACTTGCGCCATTCATTTTACCTTCGAGTTGTTGAGCATCTCTTAATGCTTCTTGAACTAAATTGATTCTACTTAATTTACCACGAAGCTCGTCACCGTAGGCCTCTGCCTTCTGTAACTGAACTTGTAATTCTTGATTGAGTGCAGCGAACTTCTGCATGTCTTGTTGGAGAGACTCAATCGAGGCTTCACTTGTCTCGAGAGCTGTTTCTAGTTTGGCATTGTTTTCTTGGAGGGTAGCAAGTCGCTCTTGTGTATCTTTATAGTACCACATTGCCCCGTAACCTACAGAGCCTAATACGGCCAAAATTATGATGAGAGCGTAAATTTTAATCATTCTGTATCTACGATGTACTTTCTAAATCGTTTCAATAGGACGGGAATCTGATCTTTCTTTCGACGTCGATCAGTGACGTTAATCTGTTTAACTCGTGGACCCATTGCTGTTTGTGCTGGATTTGGAATAGAAGCAGTGGTGACCGTAGGAGCTGAGGCAGCTACGTCTTCGCTCTGAGCTGAACGAATGGCTGCAGGAGTCGGTGCACCCTTCTCCCCCTTTTTTCTCATCTTTTCACCACGGCGTCTCTTTGCGTGGATATTAGCCCATAGGCCTTGTGACTTCTCGTTCATTTGTATATCTCGTTGACAGTGACATAGAGTTTCTGCCGAGTGCGAATATGCTCGGCCTCGTATATATCTATACCGAAGACGTCTCCAACCGGATAACAATCATCATGAATTCGTACCTGATCCTTAGTATTCACAATATCATCACATGTTCCATTCAGGACTTTATCTTCTGACAATCTGTATACACCGGGTGATAACATACCATCCTTTAGTACAAACCATTCACTTGATTCTAACATCATATCAAGTTGGTCAACACCACACTCTTCTAGGATCTTGTTAAGCTGTTTATCACTCAGATTATATTTTTCTTTGATTAAAAAGAGCGCTGCAGCAAAACTTCCAAGCTTAGTGGATCCACCTGGAATCTTGCCGAGCAAGCGCTTAACGTTAGCAGCGAGGCGAATAAAAGGAGTATAAGAGGACTTTTTTTCATCATCATCTAACCTTACCGACTTATTTCTTTTACCGTTCTCATCAATAACTCCAGCCTTATAAGCATCCCAGTCTTTCCAGTCCATAACTAGCATGCGTATAAACCTGAATGTAAATGCTAAGTCTGCAGCTCTTTTAACTATTCCCATTTATTTTTCTCAATCTCTCTACGACATTCCTATCCATGCTAATCTCTGTTAATTGCGTGTTAGCAATGTAATTTAGAAATATCAAAAACGGTTTGACGACTGGCCAATGCCTTTCATCTAATTTTAATTTAAGAATATTTAATCCAGCTTCAATTCCAAATGAATTAAACACTACGATTAGATGATTCATGATAAGCCGTTCGGCTAAATCATTGTTATCTAAATACCGATTCACAAGTCTTTTGATATACTTGAATCGTTTTAGGTCTTCATAAAAATCATCGACATCCGAAAAGTTCGGGTTATCATAGTGTTTTGCTGCATATAGAAAAAGGTTTTCTTCAGTTAATTCATCAAAAATTAGCATATATTACTCACAATGTTTAAATTATATATGCTATCTCTAATTATTCACCGTATGAAAAAAGACCTTTTTTCTTTCTTTTCTTCTTTGGCTTTACTTCTTCATGCACGTGGTCTTCTTCTCCGCCATCATGATCATGAGTCGTACCATCGTCATGGTGATGATGATCCATGTCACCATCATCGTGTGAATGTTCTACATCACCATGTGTATGAAGAAGATCATCGAGTTCAACAGTTTCTTCTACAACGGGCTCAGGAGCAGCGGTGACACCATTCCACTCGTCAATCTGTTCCTGAGTAATACGTTGTGACTTTAATAGTTCACCCTTCGGTGAAACCCAACCACGAGGTGTCGGGACTGCATTTTTAGGCCCTCTGATCATGTGAAACCTCCTCAGTCTTTATAGAAATTATTTGCTTTTTCAGATGCTGCCATTGCTTTTTTTGTGTTTTGTTTGGCAAATTTAGATTGCTTTTCGTGTGATCTACCAGCATGATCGTGTGCATCTGCCGCCATCATATGTGCCACA